GACCAGTCTGTGCGGCCAGTTCTTTGGTAGGGCTAAGTTCCAAATATTTGCGGAGACCTTCAGCAAGCTCTTTGGCTTCCTGCTCGCTGCCGACATTCTCTTCATACACTCTCACAGTGCTCTTCAGAGATTCAGCCTGCGTGTTGTTCTCCAACAGTTTGGCGTTCAGTTGCTGATTGGACAGCAACGCCTCAGTCAGTTTTGACTGAAGATCCAGTTTCTCTTCAGTGAGTTTTTGAATCAGATCCATTTTCTCTTCCTCGTTTGCAGGCGTGATATTTTCAACAACACGGACATAGGCTGAAGACACACCGGGATTCAGCACAAAATCAAAGGTCTCAAGAATGAAAGAGTCAGGGTCGATAACATCTTCACCACGCTCATTCTGTCCAGAGATCTTGCCGTAAGCTCTGGAAGAAACAGGAAGAGGCACACCCGCTCTGAGCAAAGTATTTAACTGTCTGCCGGAATCAGTACCGAGAATCAAGATCTCGCCCATACCGATGTTCTGTTCGTTAATCCACAGCTTGGTGACTATGTGAGAAAGCTTGCCCTCAGCAAGAGCTTTGTCATCTAAAGGTTGATCGTGTCCGACTGCACCAAGCAAACCACCTCTCTGGAAGCGCTCACCAACTTTGTTGATAGCGTTTTCCCACAGCTTCTTAGAGTAGAATCTACGATTGAGGGAGGTTCCCTCCACCAGGAAAAACGGTCCCTGCACACGAGCAAGAATATGCACACCATCTACTCTAGATGGCTCTGCGCCCTCGTTCACGTCCACGACTTCCCAAGGATGGTCCTTCGATTCTGCTAGACAGAACGAGTCAACTAGTTTTTCTGTAGTAAGTTTTTGCATGGCACAATCTCGCCCAAATAACTTTGCGCGAGGATCGTACAATCGAAATTTCTAGCTATTTGAAATTAGCTCAATTAGCTGCTCAATAATGACCTGATCAGCGAACGATACATAAAATGATAATTCAGTCTTGAGATCCTCCAACAAATCCGAGAAGTTTTCTTCGCTCGTATTTGCGTAGAGTGACCCTTCCTTATTCACAAACATGTGTGTTGTGATGAACCGTCCCAACTGCCTGTGAAACTTCTTGCCTTCAGTAGAGTGATGGTAGCGCCGGATGCCAGTCATCAAATTAAATCGGTTGGTATTCCAATTTCTCTTTGCGGCATTCGCTCTGTTGAAGTCTTTGAACAAAGACCCCATTAGATGTCTTCGTTTCACAAACAACTTGTGATCAGACGGTGTATCGGCCTCGTCTATCCGTTTGCCGACTTCCAGCAAGAACAGTTGGCGATCTGCTTCTGTGTGAAATTGAACCATATCATTTGCCCAACACTCTCAAAGACAATTCCATGATCATGGCAATCGCCCCAGGAACAACAGCGCACAATGTACCCAGCATCAACTTCTTCAGATCAACAATGATCTCAAACTTTTGATCATAGGTCAGGAGCTTCTCTCGGATAGTCCTTATATCAGTCTCGAATTGCCGCAAGCGCTCAATCGAGTCGTTGATCTTCGACACAGACTCATGAATCGCAGCAAGACTTGCCACGATCCCTTTGTTGTCTCTTTCTACCTCTAGAATCTGACTCTCCAACCGTGAAACACGGTGCTCCAGTCCACCAACTCTGAGAAGAATCTCTTTGGCACTGTCTTCCATCACTGCACCATTCTACTTTTGAGTGTCGTCTTTGCTCTCGCCAAGAAGTTGATCAACTAGATCGAGATCAGCGTCTTCCGCAGAAGCCTTGGCCAGACCAGACGCGAAAGAACCAAGCTCTTCCATAGTTTTCAGAAACTCGTCAGTCATCTCGTCAGACTCGTCTCCAAGACCCAGGGATACTGTGGGATTCTCACCCGCTCCACTCAGATCCTCTACAAGTTTTTTGATGTCCATAACTACTCTCCATTGGGAACTCCATCACTCTAGCATCGACTGATTACTTGTCCTCTTTTCCATCCGACTTTGGAAACATCGGATTGTTAGAATTTGGCTCTCCTTCAGGCGGCGCCATCATCTGTTGGTGCTGTATAGTGTTCAACATAGCGGCTTGGTCGGCAATGGCTTTCAATTCCTTGCCCTCTGTTTTGAAGAACTGGTAGCCATCAGCAAGCACGGAGAACTTCTCATTGAGCCACTTGATCAACTCAGCATGATCAATAGCACTAGATATAAAGGTATCGGAAGTGATCTTCGCCACAAAATCCAGAGTGTTGCCGACAATTGCCTGCTTAGCGTCGTCAAACTCCAGTTTCTCCAGTCCAGAGATATCGACAAGCGAGTGTGTGAACACGATCTCTATATCGTCCTCAGTGCAGGAGATTCCTTTGTTAACCAAATGCCCCAGGAGAATCTGCATGAGACCACGCTTCAAAGCTTTCTGGATAGATGCAAGGCGCCGGGTGTATCTACTGAAGAGACGCAACTCAGCCGCTTTGTCAATCGTGGTAGACCCAAAGATCTGGGTCATAGGAATACCGATTGAAGACAAGATCACTTCCCTGATGTCTTTGATCGAGTTTAGAATGTCGTCCACAGGAGGATTGTTCCTGACGTTCAACGGATCTAGAGTGCCTTTCTCGTCTGCAAAGTTGGGGATGACCCGCACCTTGCCGGTCACAGTCATAATCTCAGCCAGAGTAATCTGGTCGCTGGTAGTGTCAATCCCAGTGGGGATATTCAACAGCGCCTCGTATCGCTTCAAAGCTTCCATTACTTTCTCAGGCGCCATACCTGCCGGAACCTTCATCGAAACCATCTGAGCCTGTGTGATCTGGTTCAGTTTGGTTGCCGGAATTAACTGCTCAAGAAGCTGCAACTCTCTGAGCTTGGGCATGATGCCGTAGAACAATGGCTCACCAACTCGGATATAGTCAGGGAGATTCTCTCTCTGCGCATCAGTCATACTGTTGCGCTCAACTCCACCACTTGTGGGTGGTCCATATGCATCATCTAACCGCACTCGAATCTTGTTTGTGCCGATCACAAAATGCGCGTATTCATTGGCCGGAAGTACCTTGAAGTCACGGTCTTTGTACTGGATGTAGTTGACCGGCACACCCTGCTCATACAGCGCGATCAGGTTCATGGGATCATAGTCATCATAGTAAGCAACCAAACCCTTTCCTTTCTTGAAAGAAAGACGGATCGCGTACTCACCTAAGTCGATAAGGTCTCTCGTGATCTCTTCCAACAAAATATCGAAGTCGATCTTGTTGCACAGATCATCCAACTCAGTCTGAATGTTCTTGTTTGGCGAACTGATTGCAACGATCTTCCCTGTCTCGTCAGGGTTAAGCACGTCCTGTACAAGAAGGTCTAGGATCGCCCTCACTATATAGAACTTCCGCAAGTCTTGCGACATCTGGATATAGTTGCGCCGGTCGTTAGACGCTTGAGTCCAGATCGCGCTCAATGCATTTGCAACGTTGAAAGCGCCCTTTCCACAATACTCTTTGAGCGATTTTTCTTTGAATGTTCCAAGCTCACCGATCATTGGAACTCCAGGCTGTCTCTTGCTCAAGCGCATGGCTTGTTCAATCAACGACTTGGCTTCAGTCTTGGTGAAGCCCTTCGCCTCGAAGAATTCCATGTTGATACTTGGAGAACTTTGTCCTAACTGCTTGGGTTTGCCAAAGAAAAATTCTCTAAAATTCATAGCCAGCACTCAATAGGATTCCACGAAAACTCTAAGGCAGTTTTCACCCTACAATCGAAAACGCTTCTTTTGCTGAGCCTGAATTTGCATCAAGTGCTCCGTCACATCAGCCTCTTTCCTGGCCTGGTCCATCATCTCTAAATAACCATCAAGCGCTGTGAGTGTCTTGGTCCTGCCGCTCAGCATCGAGCAATGCATGATCGACCCTGCCACAGAATCGGCAATGTCCTTACTGGGTTTCCCGCCTTGTCCCGTTCCAGTAGCCTGTGGGTCAGGGTGATTAATCTTCTTCCCGAGATCCAAAAGGTTCAAGAACTCAGACTCTAACAGAGCGTGAATAGGACCAATCCACCTACCTTCAAGACACGCATTCTTCCAGAGATCATATCCTGACCTATCACGGTCTACCGACACGAGCGCCGTCACCAATCCCAATAGTTTCAGATCCTGAAGCAAGTTGGCTGACTGATAACCGTCAGCAGATACCCCCGCAATATGAAAGCCTTGGTACATCAACTCGATCACAAAGTTCTTGAGTTTGTAGATCGGCACCTCTTTACCAGGACGAGGGATTATGCCCACAGATAAATCAGTCTGAAACACACAGTCTCTAGTGACTCTGCTCTCCAGACTCGTGGACAGCCGGTCAATCACCACCTCTCCAAGATTCTTGGTCATAGATATACCAGTCCTGTCATTTTTCAGACCCAAGTCAAAGTGGATGAAATATGACGCTGACTTGTCGAGCTTACCGAGATCTATATAATTGATCAGTTTGTCTAACGGGTCATCGAAGTCTAATTCAATGACCTCTTTATCAGAAGCATTAGACCTAATCATCTGCCGCCTGAGAATTGATGATTGTGGGAAGAACTTATGCGCCGACCAGGTAGAGATACCTGCGATATCTCGCAGAGCACCATAAATGTCCTGCTCAAAGGACTTCAGATACTCAATCGGCACTTGTATTGTCAGTGATTCAGGAATACCAAGACTGGAACCAGGACCACTCAAAATCATTGGGTCTCTATTCTGGTCGCCTATAAACACCGGAAACTTCTTTCCTGAATACTGCACCTTGCCCGCCGGCCCTAACACTTCCCAAACCGCCTTACACACCACAAGGGCATTGGGATCGTGGTGGAGGTTTTTCAGGTGTTGTTCTAAGAAGCCTGTCTCGTCGTTTTTCGAAGAGTCAAGCCACAACCTACCAGGAAGGATGAATCCCTCACCCCGCATGAATCGAGACTCCATGCGTCGTCTGACCTGCACGTAGTTTTGATAGGCTTGCTCTTTCTGATACTCACCCTGGAAGTTCAACTCTGAAAGGATGCCGGAAACAACCGCTCGACCCAGAGCGTGACTTCCCCTGGAACCAGATAACAAGTTTATCTTGTGTGGTAAAAATTCTTTCTTTGGGTTGGCGCACCGTGCTCGCATCTCCAAGAAAAATGGAGACTCGTTAATCCAGTCTTTGAACTGGTTGAACAACACAGAGTCGGCCAGCTTCAGGGTTGTGTTCATGAAGGCGATCACGATCTGTGTGGACGAGATCAATTGGAAGGTGTCGTGTGGATCTTTCAGGCAGAGAAGACGACAAAGGTCATAGGCTATACCCGCGAGACACAGGGTAGAGTTGTGTGTGACTACAAACCCATCCACTAAAAACAACCTGTTTGGATGATCGACTCTGATACAGACTGTCTCTTCATATCCGTCTTCTTCAATCGAGATCATTTTTCTGAAGAGTTGGGAATGCTCCCTGCCTTTTGTAAAATTGGCGCCTTCCATTCGCGCACGCTTTCGAGACAACCGAAAGGCAATAGACTTATCTGGAAGTTGTATGTACAGATTGTAGGCGGTTTGACCTTCCTTCTTAACTCCCTCGTAGGTATAAGATGTACGCTTCGTAGTGATCGAGGCCCACCCACCTAACGATTGAACCAAAAACTGAACATCCTCTGCCAACTGAGGACTGACTGTGCAGAAACTAATTGTGCCTTTCTTACAGGCGTGTCCATCTGTATCTAATAGTCCCTGAAGTAAGGCGATCCGGTCCTCTACAGATCGAAATAGATACTCCTTTGGAATGAACTTGTTATGGGAGTAAGTTCCTATTAACTGAAGCCTCTCCAAATCACGTTTCAAGCGTATCTTGGTATCGCCCACAGGACGCATAGACAAAGCAGATGTAAAATTCTTCCCGGTAGGATTGAACCCTAGATCAAACAAGTAATCGAGAATCTCATTGTCAATTGAAGTGACAGACAACTCGCGTGTAAGACAACCATCCCCCAACAAGAGTCCAAGAAGGTAGGGGTCTAATTCAGTCTTTCCTCTAGGATTGAATCGAACTGGTTGAGTCAGTGGTATCTGGAATTTATGGCTGCCTTCTGTTTGCTTCTGGACAATCTCTTCCGTTGAAAGCACCATCATTTTGTTATTAAGTTCTTCGCCGTGAAGATACTCTCTTTCTCCTTTCCGCATCAGTCCACCCCACCACCCTAACCAAAGGTGGGAGTCATCACAACGAATCGTGACACCATCGTTGAAAG